ATGGATGTGTTCCAGAACAAAAAGGCTAATGCCGTATTGTTCGGGTCTCGCATCTTTGTTCGTAGCGGTATTACTCCAGTTGATCGGTTGATTGTCGTTGCAGAACAGGACTGCCATTACTTATTCCATCCCCGTGACCTCAGTTATTCCATACCGGAAAAGATTAGGATAGAGTATGAACAGGAAGCGGCTAAATACGCATCCATTGTACTTGAACCTTCACTAAGACTGTATTCGAACCCAGTAGAGTTCTGGCGAGATTCTTCGCTGCCGGAATGGCATCGAGCACTACGTATCATTCTAGGCAACATTGATGAGGATGCTGAGGATGAGGCGAGGTAAGATATCAAGCAAGAGATAATTCCCTAATCTCAACTCTTTGCACGTTCAACTATTCGGAAGTGTCTTTTATAGGAATGGGGGATGAGTAATAAGTAAGGATCAATTTCAAGAGCCTTGCTAATCTTTCCCAACGTGGTTAACGAAAAGCCAATCTGCTTATCCGCACGTTCAAGACGAGCAATAGTGTTCATTGGTACATGCGAAAGTGCTGCGATCTCTTCCTGAGTAAGTTCTTTTAATTTCCGGTAGCCACGAAGGTTTTGACCGGCGATCTTTTTAAGTTTCAAACTCACTTTGCTAACGCTTGCTTAAATGGGATAGAGAAAGGAATACATACTCCTCGCTAAATCTTTCAATAATCAGATCTCTTTAGTTTTGCATTGTAGGTCTTGTAGGAATCCTTGAGTAACAGCAAATGAGGTTCGATTCCTAACGCTTCACCCAGCTTCCACAGAATATCGATACGCATCGTCTTTTCTTCACGTTCAATATTACCTACATACGTAGGTTGGACGTTAGCGACCTTTGCCAGGTTCATTTGAGAAATACCTAACTGCGCCCTATAGCCCTTAATATTATCTGCAACAACTTTAATAGCAATGGATTTACGTTTTGGTGGTGCTTTCTTTCGTGGTCTTCCTGGTCCCGTTTTTTTCATCGGGAACGAAATAACGAAAAGGGCGGATGTAAAGCGACATGCGATTGCATCTAATTAGTTGAAAATCGCTGTCGCATCAAAGAATTTTTTATTTTCGTGGTGTCTTTGGTTCATCCAAGTCAAGGGACTAATATTAGCCCTATATTTGTCGAATCAGGATGTAACGTTTCCCTAGATGTGAGGTTCTTGCACTTGTACCTCGAACCCTGCTTGTTTTCATTTGTGTCCTTTTTATCGTCACATAGTATGGTTTAGCTCTTTTTAGCTTCTTTTTTGAGAGTTTTAATAGACGCAGTCTTTCCTCGCCAAGACTTCTTTTATTGAGATTCATATTTGTTAACATCTTTACACATCATACAATATGATTAAAGCTCATTCCCCTGGCATAAAACGACCTCTGGTTTATGCGATGTTTCTTTTATGTCTGTTTTCACTGCATTCCCTAGCTCATGCTCAATTTACTGGAGTACCATATCACTTTGAATATGAACCACCTAGTGTTGTGCAATCTGGTGGTGACGAACACTATTGTGATGCTATGGCTGGTGATGCAAATGGTTATGGTACTTGGATAATATCTAGAACTGGAGCTGCAAACCTCAAATTAGTATGGCAATTATGGGGAAATAACATAGAGCAACCTCAGCTTTCTATAAGTGGTCCAATCCACCCTTCTGGTATGTTAGATCAGGGGACGTACGTTGACGATGGAAATGCCTACAATGCTGTAAAGGTGGCTACAAATCTTGATGGCAAAGTGCGGTTTGTTCGAGTGAATGCAAACCGGACAGCCTTCATTGTTAGTGGATTTAATTCCGGTGATGTCAAGCATTCTTTTATTGGAATCCCTCATCCTGCAAGTACCAGGGATTTAATAACCAAAGATGTTAGAACCACAGAGGTTACCATACCAACAATTCCTGCTGGAACAGGTATTTATCGAAAAGTAATAGAAGCTAGCAATCTGGCGCACGATTCAAATGAAGTGGAAAGCTACGAGGAAGATTGTTTTGATATTGCAATGGATAAGACCTTTCTATACATTGCATGGTGTGCGGTCGATACGGTAGCTCTTGCTCCTCAAACCATTAAGTGCCGCATCTACGTGACAGTTGTTAATCTTAATACAGGTATACAGCAACCTGGTTGGCCGATTCCTGTAACAACGGCGGCGGATGGTTTTAGTGGTACGACTCTCGATGAGGGACGAAGAGTAACTATTGCTTGTAATAAACGAAATGCAGACGCACAAATCAAGTTTCAGCTAGCGTACATAACAAACATTGTTAATGGGCAAGTAAAGCATCTTTGGAAGAACAATGCTCTGTTTCCTGGGGTCACGGGTGGCACACAATTACTACCGAAGAGGGTAGTGGATGTAACATCTTCGACAACCCCACCTGGAACACTGCCGTATGCGCAACCTACTCACGTAAAAATAGCGGTCTCTAGCGTCTCACCTACCCCGACCGGTACGTATAATCCACCAGCCATTATCTATATTATTGAAGATAATAAGTTAATGGCTCAAAAAATAACTGGGCCAACGTACAATCTATCTCCAGCCGGCTACGCTTTATATGCTGATGGACCACATGCGGCACTACCTCCGCATCCATCACCTATGCCGTCAGGTTTTTGGAGAGTTATTGATGGCCCTCTTCATGCGTTTGCAAATCCGTATGACGGAGAGGGAGGAACGACCCCAGATAATTTCGATGAATTCCATTGTTTGTATTTCATGCGTGATCCTGCTGTGTTGGGTTCAGTTCCTTATTTAATGACGATTCAAAGTGCTGGTTGGAATACTCGCACTCCTTTAAACCGAACTTCTACTGATCAAGGTACAACTTGGTCTGACCTTTCTAATCCTCCAATTACACTTCATAGGGTTGTTGGAGCCGCTAATCAAATGGGTATTCACGTCCATTACCTATCTAGTATAGGATCAAGGCATGTGTATAGTCGTGATGTAAGGCGGTTTGATGAAGATATTGAAGAGCACACGATTGTAACCTATAAGACTATAGTCGGTGATGGAACTGCTCATGCAGGTACTGTGGGAGCAACACTTCGCAGCGGAAAAACCATGACACTCTGGACCGACCCTAATTGGAACGTAGGAGTCTCTAGTGCGTTCGATAACGGGATTTATACCGCCCGTTCGAACCCTCCTGGTTATTCAAACGCCCAAATCTATATGGAGGACCCGAATACCGTTCTTCAAATAGGAAAAGATGCTGCTAGTAATGGTAAGTTAGTAACACTGCCAAACTTCGAATACCATTTTTCAACATCCTCCCAAGTGCTGAAGATCTATCAGAATTCAACATTTGAATTTAATGGCGTTCCAGAGGGGCTTATTGCAACGAACTTCACAGGACCAGGTGGTACGATCAAATTGGAGGGTGGTACTGCAACTCTTACAAATAGTTCAACGGGCTACCCGTCCTCAATTACGAGCCCTGCTACACTAAACATACACGGCGGTGCGATTCTTAGTCTACCGACTGAAATTACTTTTAGGTCAACCAGTGGCATTATTAATCTGCTGAATGAACCCTCGGTGAGGTATGCTTTTGGTACTTCTAATAATAATGAACTGGGTTCAATCGTTACGCAAGGGAACGTGGAGATTATTAATAGCAAGATAAATAGCTATATCGCCAATGATCGAACGTCTGACCTAATAGAGGTTCAGCCATGTACAAGTTGTTATGACTGGATTACTCAGTTCTCAATGAAACGAACACTTGTGCAGAATCTTCCACCCTCAGGACAAACGGGCAATACTGGTAACTTGAGGATTACTTTTACTGGAACTTTGGACGCTTATAATGGAATTGGCTCAGTCCTGTTTCAGGGTGGTAAGCTAGATAGAACAAGTATTTATGCAGAGGAGGCAGGAGTTCATTTAACGGGTAACACAAGCGAAAATGGCTTCGATGTTTTGGATGTGGAGTTCGATAATATTCTTTCGACTCCGATCAAAATTACTAGAGATGCTATTACCGATCTCGATTATGACAACGTCCTGATTTCAAGTAACACCTTCAAGACCTTTTTGAACAGTGGTGTTAATATGAATGGGGTTTCCATTGAGAATTATAAGAGAACTAGTAGGAGAGATTTTGTAAGTATTTATAGCAATCTCTTTACAACAAATACAGGTCAAACATCCACGAATCCGATTGAGAATGCCGTACTGCTAAATAGATCTTGTGGTGTTATTAATTACAACACTATTTCTGGTGCAGGATTTAAAAACGGCATTACGAACAATAATACGATTTCTGGCTCAACTGATGTAAGTACAAGTCTAATATGCAGCAACACAATTGAGAATACCTATAATTATGGGCTGTGGACTGATTGGTGGAGCGGCTATGGAAAATTAAATAGCATTGCTAATGGTAACATTGGCCATAACAGTGGGGATAACGACGTCGCTAAATTAATAGCCAATCATTATTACAATAATGATGGTCCTGGCCTCAAGTTGGGGAATAGTGTTGATATGGCAGGTGTGCCAAACCATACCGAAAATGGTGTTGCCGTTAGTGGCTATCCTGCTATGAATACGATTGAGCATAACAATCTTGATCTCAATTCTAATAGCGGACAAATCCATGTTACTACCAATGGTGCCGATTTGTGGTTAAGCAGAGTACGAAATCCTAATTCGTCTATTGAGGTAGATTCTCCGCACGTTGGTAAGAATAATATTATTGCTAATAATGACGTCACAAATGGCACGGATGATAATTTCATTTGGGGACCATACGGACCAAACAACTCTACTACCGTTCTTAAGATAGGCTCAATGCACAGGCAGTATTGGGCGGCAGGTAGTCCGGAGGCAGTGTATTATGTTACCGGTTCTACAACAGGTAGATTCGACGGCATGGTATATGAGAATTGGACAGGCTGGCACGTTCATCAACCAACGAGCGCTTATACTGCCTCGGGCATTGCGTGCGGTAATGGCACTCCTGAGCAAAAGGCCCCTCAGCCCAACTCATCAGATTCACCGGTTAAAGCCAAGACTGAAAACCTTGCTCCCAGTGCAAACGAGAAACCGAGCAGCATGGATGATCTAGGGGACTGTGAAAGGCTATACAATCATGGGTATGATTTAGCAACATTTGAGCCTTTGAAAGGATATGATACACTAAAGCATTACATCGAGACCTGTGCTCAAGCAGAAGGCAGCTATCACGCCTTTAATACTCTTAATGGGGCGGTAAGTACGATGACAGATGACAAGATGAAATATCCTCGTTATCGAGATTGGTTACTTTCTGTGTTATACCTTAATACCGTTGAACCGCGATATTATTGCTCTGACGTCCAATCTATTATTACAACTTTTCAATTCGTTCCAGGTAGAGGTTACGATGTAAATGGAACTCTCGCAGTATATAAATATCTATTGGAGACTAATCGTTGTCCTACTATCACAAATTATATTAAAGATGGATGGTGGAATGGAGGTCGTGCGGAGCAATACAAGCATTGGCAGGATACAGTAAAGGTAGACACTAATCTTTTCAAACTTGATACCACCCTTCCGTCCCTTGAGGAGCTTGGTTTAGGAATCCTCCGCGAAAATCCAAACGCAGGAATAAAACCAGCCCACGAGCTTACGTATACGTTGGGTGATATAACAGCAAGCTCAAATCCTTTTACAACTGAGACCAATATCTCACTTGAGATGCTCCAGCTTGGCTTAGTAAAGTTCGAACTCTATAACGAACTAGGACAGGTTGTTCAACATAACGATATTGGTAGGGTTGTCGAGAAAGGAAAACATATAATTCCAATTGATGGAAGTAGTCTATCAACTGGAACGTACTATGCTCGCTTTTCAACAAGCGGTGGTGAAACGAAGACGCTTAAATTAAAGCACATTAAATAATAAATAGTGGAGGTGTCCACAGCGACACCTCCATCTCTTTTGTTTTATGAACCTCTGCAAATTCCTTTTCTTTAGTTGTCTTTTTATTGCCACCTGTACAAATGCTCAAGGTGATTGTGAAAGGCTATACAATCATGGGTATGATTTAGCCAAATTTGAACCTGCAAAGGGGTATGACACTCTGCGTTATTTTATCGAAACCTGTCCTTTGTATACTGATGGATTTCAGGCATTTAGTATGCTTGACGGAGCAGTTACAAAAATGACACAGGATAAAATGAAGTATCCACGTTATAGAGAATGGCTACTTTCAGTACTTTACCTTAATACCATTGATCCTAGATATTATTGTGCTGATGTTCAATCATTGTTAATGACGTTTCAATATGTTCCAGGAAGAGGGTATGATCTGAATGGAGCACTTGCTATCAATAAGTTCTTGCTTGAAACTAGTCGCTGTCCAACCTTGATCAATTACATAAAGAATGATGGTTGGAATCAGACAAGAAAGGAGCAGTATAAACATTGGCAAGATACTGTAACGGTAGACACGAATCTTTTCAAACTTGATACCACCCTTCCATCTTTAGAGGAATTAGGTCTCGGAATCCTCCGCGAAAATCCAAACGCAGGAGTAAAACCAGTCCATGAGCTTAAGTATACATTGGGTGATATAACAGCAAGCTCGAATCCCTTTACAAAAGAGACTTATATCTCACTTGAGATGCTTCAAATTGGACTCGTAAAGTTCGAGCTTTGTAACGAATTAGGTCAGGTTGTACAAAGTAATGACATAGGCCGAGTTATAGAAAAAGGACATCATATCATTCCTATTGATGGAAGTAATCTATCAACTGGAACGTACTATGCCCGCTTCTCGACAAGTGGTGGTGAAGTAAGAACACTTAAGCTCAAACATATTAAGTAAATGGATTAAGTAAATGGATTAAGTAGTTCGATAAAGTAGTGCGGTGAAATAAGAGGTATCGTGAAACAGATCTTTATCTCACCGCACAGGTAGCTCTCCGAATCGTTATGGTGACGAACCCATAACATGGCAAACTAGGGGAGCTCCGCACAAGGGGAGTACGAGACCCGTACTCCCTTTTCTTATTCAGGAAGTTCTCCCTCGCATGTCCCTAATATACTAATTATTGTGCTTATTCCTTTTTCTTGACTTTGAGTCGAAAGAGAGTTATATTAGTCCATTCATCACCTTAGTTACGGGCATAATCGGAGGACCTGTCTGTAGCTTTCACAAATGTATGCCCACTAACAGAGCGGGTATATGGGAGGACCAAAAAGGAGGTATGCTTTAGGGGCGCACCTCCTTTTCTTTTATAGACCTGTTTCTATTCGCTAATTGTTATCCGCACATTCCGCACACCTATAAAAGGAATAAATGTGTGCGGATAAGATATTAGGTGTGTTTGAATGGTTGGCCATGTATGGCTTACCATGTATTTTAATTAATGTATTAACCGGAACGAATGGGTCTCTCTAAAGGATTGTATAATTACTTCAACTAATTGGCTTCCTCGCTGATTTAATGTATAGCTGATCTAAGTTATAACCCTTCTTCATATTTTCTTCCTAAAGATTACTCCTTAAGTTTCTCCTTTTAAGGTTAATTCTTTTTTGTCTTGTTCAACAATCTCTTTAATATATACTGACAGTGAATACAACTGCCCGTTGGATTGTAGCAGGTCTGATGCTTGTCTGTTCTTTCCTTGCATACCTCTTCGCAAGGCCAGCAAGCAATTCTTCCGATAAACCGTCCATCAATCAATCCTCTAATTCGCTTGGTTCTTCAATAGATTTTCAAGACTCCCTACTAAGAACCGTACTAGGCAACCAGCACAAGGATATTTTCAAGGTTACTCTACCTGTGCAGCATTTCTACAACTCCAAAGTAGATTCAAATAAACTAGATTCAAATAAACTAGATTCAAATGCGGTTAGCTTGAATAGCCTCCATATTCAAGCAGTAGATACCGTTACTAATGCTGCTATTGATAGCTTCATTGTTTCGGCAGGGAAAAGGTTACCGAACGGCGACTCTGTTAGTGCAAGCTTCCAGGCACCGGAGAAGGTTATCGATATTGGTTATTATCCAGCTATTTCAACCCTACAGAGTAGCGACATTCCACAAGTGTTCTCCCCATCTTCCTTTTCTCCGTATTCTATACCAATTACTCCACTTATCGAACTAAGTAAATACGCTTTTGTAACGACCGGTACTAATGCCCTTATTGGTCTAGGCATTGGCGCCGAAGTTACCGCAATGAACACGCTTACCGTAGCAGGGGAGGGTATTCTATACCCACTTACAAAGCCTGTTATTGAAGCCAGGTTACTTGCGAAGTATTTGTTTTAGTTGTGCCAATATGGTCCTATCCCTTAGTATTCTTAATAGATGGTTATTGGGAGAAAGAATACTATTGTAATACAATCCACAACCTACCTGTAATAACATGCTGTGCAGGTCCAACCTTAACGGCCTACCTTAATGATCCTGCCTTAATCCAACGATCTCCCTAATTGTAGCACTGTTCCCTTCGTCTCTTTTTGAGAACGAACATTCCTTAATCCATAAAAGCCCAAATGAGGGACAAGGGACGTGCTCATTTTATACTAATCTTATTTCCTAATGTCTGAACTCAATGTCTGAACTCAATGACTGAACTCAAATTATCAAGCCTCACACCAGCAGCTTATAACCCGCGCGAGATTTCACCTGATGCGTTAGAAGGGCTTAAATACTCCCTGGAAGAATTTGGTGACCTTAGCGGTATTACGTTCAACAAACGAACAAAGAATCTTATAGCAGCTCATCAAAGGATCAAAGCTTTACAGGAGCGTTATGGGGACTTAAGCATCACAGCGGTAAATGAGAATGAAGGTGTGATTCTAACACCGGACGGTAATAAGTTTCATGTACGGTTTGTAGACTGGCCTAAGAAGAAAGAACGGGCTGCGAACATTGCGGCCAATAGTCCAACGATACAGGGACAATTTACTACAGGTGTCTTTAATATCTTAAGCGAGATGGAGCTAGATATGCCGGATACCTTTGGCAAGTTGAATCTGGATAGCCTGGATCTTAGTAACCTAAACTTAAGTAGTCTAGCAATTACAGAAACCGATCACATAACGTCAGTTGCCAGTGAGGATTTGGAAAGGAATTCGAGCGATTCCCAAAACTCATTCTCTAAACCTGTTCGGGATACACAAGAAGCTCGTGAGGGAAAAGAATTCGATGAAAGTGTAGCGGACAATTTCGCGGCTGAGGCAAAGTTTACTCTTAAGGTACCAATGATCGATGCCGAACGTGTGGAAGCAATGCTCACTGAAATTGTAAAACAATTTCCACAAGCGAAGCTCGCAAAAACACTTTAATCTTCATCTCCTTTCTTTAATCTTCATCTCCTTTCTCTCCATTCTTTGTTTAACTCTTTTTCCTTAACTCCTTTCTTTAATCCTCATACAAATAGTGTTTACTGTTGTCAGTACCTTTTCCGGTTGTGGTGGTTCTTCTCTTGGGTATAAGCAAGCTGGTGGCAAAGTCCTGTTAGCGGTCGAGTGGGATAAGAATGCGGCTGAGACCTACCGGTTAAATTTTCCAGAGACCGATCTTTATTATGGGGATATATCAAAACTCACCACTCACGAAATCTTTCGGAGAACGGGCCTCACTCCAGGCGAGCTTGACATATTAGACGGTTCACCACCATGCCAGGGATTTTCAACGATCGGTAAGCGCAAGTTTACAGACGACCGCAATCAGCTCTTTCGGGAGTACTGCAGATTGCTAAGGGACTTGAAGCCCAAAGTTTTTGTAATGGAAAACGTCGAAGGCATGGTGCAAGGAAATATGAAACTGATCTTTGCGGAGGCCATGCGTTCCCTTAAAGCCTGCGGCTACACCGTAAGAGCAAGAGTGCTTAACGCCATGTATTACGGTGTTCCCCAGTGGCGTAAAAGGCTGATCTTTATTGGTGTTAGAAACGACTTATGTGACAGCTTTGATCTTAAACCCTCTCATCCCATTGGAACAGAGCGTATCGTTGGTCTGTGGGAAGCAATTAAGGATGTTAAAAGTAAGACCTTTGCTCCCGAGGGTAGAGGTGCCTCCATCGTTCTTCCCTATATCACCCAGGGAAAGTCTGCGTTAGAGTGTGTACCAAAGGAGTTGTTAAAAGAGTACATTCCAAAAGTACTGCGCAAAACAGCCTACGATCACAAGAACAGTTGCGTACGGGCTCACCCAGACCGTCCGGCCAGAACCATTACAAAGATGTTCATTCCCTATTCGAACTTTCTAATCCATCCCTATGAACACCGGCATTTGTCGGCAGAAGAGTTAAAACGTGTTGCTTCTTTTCCTGACTCTTTTAAGCTTATCGGTACCTATCTCGATCAAGTCGCAAGGTTAGGCAACTCAGTACCTCCAAAGTTCATGCGGGCAATCGCTCTTCACATTAAGGAGAACATTTTGTCGAAGATAGATCCAGTCTCAGTTATTTCTCCTAATCCTTCCACTTCTCCTAATCCTTCAAGTTCTCCTAATCCTTCCAACCCTTCTAATCCTTTGAGTTAACAGCTATGTCGAAAGAGTCTCCGGAAACCACTCAGTTGAAAAAGCGGAGGGTTCTGGAGTCGATATCGAGAGGATCCCGTGTCATTGATGCCTGCCGTGCTGCAAATATTGGACGGCGTACCTTTTATGACTGGCTGAAGAATGATCCTCAATTTGCCGTACAGGTAGCCCATACCGAAGAAGCTGCCTCCCAGGCGGTCGAAGATGCGCTTTTCGTAAGTGCTGTAAGTGGGAAAATACCAGCAATAATCTTTTGGCTATGCAACCGCGAGCCGGACCGGTGGAGGAGTGTGACAAAGCTCGAACACCGTACTTCATCGGACTCCGAGAAACTGGATGAGATTCAGGAAGCCCAACGCAAACTCTTAAAGCAATACACCGAACAGGGATTTGATATTGAAAAGGGGTTTGATATTGAACAAGGGTTTGAACCTCCTTCTGAAAGTGACCTTAATGAAGAGTTAAAAGGGAATGCCTTAAATGATAATCCAGAACCGGACATATAAAAATCGTTCGAATAAAGATTTGCTCTTTCCCAGACGGTGGTTTCGAATGACTGAGAAAGGCTGTCCTGGGCTTACTGGTCCCCGCAAACGGTATCTAAACAGCACCAGCCGTCACAAAGTCGTTGTAGCTGGCCGCAGGTCCCTTAAAACGGAAATCGCAAAGCGTACGCTCATTCTAGCGGCAGGTGAAAAGAAGAGCTACAAAACAAAGTTCTTCTATGGTGCTCCAACAAAGGACCAGGTTATCCGTATCGCATGGCAGGACTTAAAGGACCTGATGCCTCCCTTGTGGGTTGGTAGCATCTCAGAAAGCGATCACATTATTACTACCCGTCACGGTAACGAAATCCATTTAGTAGGACTCAAGGCAAGTGAACGCATTGAAGGTATTGAGTTTGATGGGTGCGTATTAGATGAACGAGCGGACATTGAAGCGGACATTTGGGAAAAGAACATTTACCCGATGTTGGTACCGCGTGACGGGTGGAGCATTCACTTAGGCGTTCCAGACGTTGAAGGTCCAAGTTCTCAGGAGTTCAAAGAACTGTTCGAACGCGCCCTCTATGAGCAATCATTAGGGAAAGATAAGAACTGGGAGGCTTTTCATTGGCCGAGCAGCGATGTAATTCCGGATCACAAGTTAGAAGAGCTTAAAGCATTCTATACACCGGAGCTTTACGAACAGGAGTTCAATGCGAGTTTTATTACCGCTCCAGGACGTGCGTATAACAACTTCCAGTTAGGTTCTCATGTAGTCGGGACTCCTTTTATTAGTGGTGACAGAATTCATGTCTCTTGTGACTTCAACTATGGTCACCACAATTGGGGAATTTACCAGGTAGACTTCAACACGGTTCATCCAAATAGTTCATCAAAAGCACCGACAACAATCTATAGGGTGCCTTGCGAGGTGTACCTGCCAAACGCAACGGTTGAAATGATGTGTCATGAGTTGGATGCAAGACTTAGATCGTTTGATATCGATCACACAAAGCTTCCCTATGGTACTCTCCATTTCTATGGAGACCATAGTGGTAACAGTAATAAGGCAGAGGCTACGGAGTCCGCGTGGCAGCAAATCCGTAATTATTTTACAAATGCTCAATACCACGAAGAGACACAAGGCCCGATCAACGACCGTATTAATAATGTAAACACGGTTCTCAAAAATGCAAAAGGTGAAGTCTCCGTAAGGATTGATCCAACAGCCAAAAATCACATCAGAGACTTTGAGCGTGTAACTCGTAAGATGCTCTTTAGTAAGCAAAAGACAGGTGTGCTAACTCACTCAAGCGATGCCTTTGGTTATTTCATTAATCAGTTCTCCGAATTAGAAAAGGTCCGTAATACGAATACTTCTCAGTTATCCAGCTTCTTGTTCTAAGCTTCCTCTTTTAATCTTATAGCTTCTAAGTTTTTTAATCAATGCCAGAAATCCCCATAGAACAGCTTCTAGAAGATGCTGAGAAACCGCGTCCTAACCTTCGCATCATTGCGAACCAGGCGGCGGAAGCGATTGCAAGCTACTATGGAGGTGAGTTGCTCTTTCCCTTCATCTTTGCCTTTTCTCAGCATGAGCCCTGGAATAAACTCCAATGGAGACGGCTTGCAACGATGCGGCACTATGACAACTATGTTCAGCAGGTTAGCTCTAAATATGTGGAAGGAGTATTCCGCACCAATGAAGTGACACGTTCTTGTGGAGACACTCTCTTAGATGAATACTTTAAGACCGATTACAAACAGTGGTTTCAACAGCAGTTCGCTCCCTGGTCTCTACTTATGCCTGAACTCTATGTTTGGGTGAAGTTTCCAGAGTTAGATGAGATGCCCGCAAACTATGGTGAACAGGTTGAGCAGGGGATTAAGCCGGTACCAAAAATTATCTATCCACAGTGGGTTCGCAACTTTGAACGGAAGCCAAACGGCGAGTTCTTATGGATCTCTTTCGAATGTGGTGATGACTTAATCATCCTTACCGAAAAAGAGACAATCATTAGGGCTAAAGACAAAAAAGCCGACAGGCTTCAAGTGAAGGTTTTACCTCACAACTTTGGCCGTGTTCCAATGGTCCGGATTGCGTACAGTGAAAATATGGCCTCCATTGGTAATTATGGTAGCTATCCGTATAACGATCTCAACCGAATGGTAAAAGGTCTCTTCGGTAGCTACTATGAGAATACCATAGGCCATGCGTTCATGTACAATATCATTCAGCTTTCGATAGCGAACTTACAGTTTACCTCAATGCTGGTGGAAGCGGGCTACATGCACCTCTTTCCTAAAGTGGTAATGAGTCAGGATACAGCGGAACACACCTCTAAACAAGGGACAGGAGCAAGTCAGGTTATTGTAGAGCGAGGCGGTTCAAGCTATGTAGCGACCCGTTACCTAGAGACCCCGGCAATGGAAATCGAGATGTTAACCAAGATCAAGTTTGAGTTAGCACCCCAGAACATTGCTCACGCTGCCAGATTAAGAGACGTATCAACTGTCACTACTCAAAGCGGCATTGCTAAGCTCTTAGATGCCGTTCCTGAGCATGGCGTGATGAGCGAGATTGCTCAGTTCTTCGAGAGTGCCGACCGGAAGATCACTAAACTCATAGCAGATGGGCAGTTAGCAACCAGTGGCATAAAGCCAGTTACGGTTACTTATCCCATCTCTTTTGAGATGAAAGGTGCTCAGGAAATTATGACCGAAGCCACCACCTTAGGACAAATCCTTTCCAGTGGTTCCATGCCAACCAGTATCACGGCAGCAGGTGAACTAACCAAAAAGATTTGGCGGGCAACCCTGCCAGGTATTGACTCTAAGCTCTTAAAGACAATCGAACAGGAAATTGATGAACAGGTTAAAAAAGAATTAGAAACGCAGCAGTTAGAGAAGAAGCAAGTCGAAAAGATGCAAGTAGAAAAAGAGAGTCCGATCGACCAACCTTCCCAAGCCGATTTAATCCAAAAAGCTTTAATCCCAGAAGAAAATTCAAAGACGGTTAATCCAGAAAATGCATTAATACATGGAGACAAATAATAATAACAGTACACAAGAGAACAGCAATGGTTCTTCTAATCCGACCGATGCAGTAGCTCAACTGCTGCAACAACTAACCAACAATGCTGGTCACCAGAGTAACAAATTTGAACTCGAATCCAAAACTGACAAGCAGGGTAACTCTTTCGAAAACGGACTTTTGGAAGGTAAGGGACAAGCTGCGAAGGAAATGCTTACCTCTCTTAAGGAATTAGGAATTGTGACAGCAGATGAAGGTGACCCTATCCAGTCTCTTCAAAAGACGATTGAATCACTCAAAACGTTGGGTATTAAGACTTCAGGCATCAAGCTCACAGCCGAACAATCGAAAACGGAACAAGCAAGAAAAGCAGAATCCTTAAACTCAAATACGCAGACCGATGAAGAAAAGGAAACCTACCGCTTACGTGCCGAGGCTTCCGAACGAGAAAAGGCGAGACTTCAGGAGAACGTTACCCAGTACATTACAGAGAACGAAGTCATTAAGGCACTTAGTAATTTCAATGTCTATTCTGTCAACGATGTAACAACCATCTTTAATAGTAACTACTACGCTAAAAATGTAAATGGTAAGATCCAGGTCTATACCAAGAGTGGCGACCTAGTCCGTGAAGCTTCACGCAATCACGAACCTGCAACCGTTACTGAAGTAGTTGCGGCACTGATCAAAGACCGTCCTCACATGGTCCGTCCCTCGGCACCACAAGGAATGAAAGGCAGAACTGGTGTCGAAAGTCATACTAACGGTAATGCGAGCGGTAATGCGAGCGTTCATGCTACGCTTGGAAATTTAGATGGCGCGACGGCAATCGAACTTTACAATCGTTTTAGGAAAGGTGAACTAAAAGTAAAATAAGGTTAAAAGTAAAATAGAGTTAAGAATACGATAACTCCCTTGCTCTTTTAACCCCAATCTTTGATTCTCTAATCTTTAATACCTTAAGGTTTTAATTCTCTGATCTTTGATCCTCTGTCAAATTCTTAATCCTCAAATTCAATCCTAACAGCTTAATCCTAACAGCTTAATCCTAACAGCTTAATCCTAACAGCTTAATCAATCCTAACAGCTTACATGGCTAATCAATACTCCCAACTTATTCCAGGTCTCCTTAGCGGTTTCTCTTTAGAATACCTTCGTAAAAAGGTAGCGATCCTAGGCAGGACCTATGTCGAGACTACTCAACAGAACATAGCACAGGGTGGTAACTCTGTTCGTATTACCAAACCTGCCTCCATTATGACACCGACCAATGTGAGTTACACCACTCCGGCGGTCCCTCAGGACGTAAACATCAATGATGGAGTTACGTTAGATTTTACGAACCATAAGGAAATCGTTATCACGGCAAATGAAGCAGAGTCCCGTTATACCCAGGGCAACTTTGACCGGTGGCTACAAATGGTCTACTCCGCAATGCTGGACGGTATCGTAACCTCAATCGATCAAAGCTTACTGTCTCTTAGCTCCCTGGTTACTCAATCGGTGGGTTCTGCGGCTTCTCCGGTTCCCCTCTCGGACGATCTCTTCCGTGATGCTATTACCATGCTCACCAATAACGGGTTGCAGGTCGATCCATCGCGTACCACATTTGTCACAAATCCAAAGGGATATTATAAGGACTTGCTCGATGAACAGAAGTATGTGAACGCGATGAACGTTGGTTCAACGGACGCGATCACTAGGGGTAAGATGCCTAACCTTTATAACGTGGCGATAGATTATTCTCAACACATTACTTCCAGCGGTGACCCTCTTGTTACCAAAAACGTCTTGTTTGACCGCTTTGCCTTCGTTATCGGGTTCTTAGAGTTCGAGCGTGCGGATGCTCATGGTGGTGCTGCCGTTGAAGAAGAAATCGTTACCGATCCTGAGACCGGTGTTTCCCTTCGCGTTCAGAAGTACTACAAGACCGACATTCGTAGCTGGGTGTACTCCCTTGATGTTAAGTGGGGTGTGAAGGAGTTAGACCTTAGCCGTGCAGTTATTATCAACAGCGCAGGATAATAACTAAGGAGCGATCCTATGGCCCCAACTTCCTGGCTAGAACTCTCTCTCTTTGATGAAACCGACTGGAGTACGGAAGTAGGAAGTAAAAACTTCCTACTTCCACCAAACGGTGATGCTTCGTTCTTTGAACGTAACAAAGCGAATGCTAAAGCAATGCTTGAGACAGAACTCCTAGTAGAGTTACCGCCACTCTTCAAAGCGTTTGTTGGTACCGACTATTATAGTGGTTATACCTTAACGGAGCTTGACACGATCTTAGACAAGCTTCAAAACCCAGAAGTCCTAAAGCGTGCGGCTATTGCTGCAACGGTTCTAAGCATGATTGATGAACTCTCGATCAGCTTCAAGATGGGGCAAGAACGTAATATGGATTACTACATTGCCTTACGGGACATTTGGAAAGAGAAATACAAAATCCGAATGTCTCAGGCAGTGAAGTTATTAAAGCCAGATCTTTCTCAGAATGGTACCATTGAAGATGATGAACGTACTACAACTAAACCTTTATGGTTTCGTATTTGAGCTTTGGTTTCGAATCTAAATACTTATGTCAAATGAAGTTTATGGTAGTGGTCTTGAACCGGCGGAATTAGACATTATCGTTCCGCGTGGCAGTGCTATTGATCACATAATGACTTATAGTGTTGACAAGGTGCCGGTTGACATTACAGGTTGGAGCGTTCGGTGTACTGTGAAGTACCGTTATTCCGATGTGACTCCTTCAGCCACACCAGAAGGAACAGTACTTACCGATCCAGGCGAGTTCAGGATTTATCTTTCCAGTACCGTTTGCAATACGCTCAAACAACCTGAGTACTTATACGACATTTGGTTAATACCTCCTGATAACGAGGCCATATTGGTTGCGAAGGGTAAAATAAAGTTCGTGCAATCCGTTACATTTAGTCTATAATTACTCCAACAATGCAGAGAGTAGAATTAAACCTAACAAAACGATTTGCAGAGATTAGTCTTAACAGGAGAAAGGTTGCCCTTTTAGCTGTTGCTAAACAAGGTCCGCCTGGCAAAGACGGAAATCCTTTATTAAAAAAGATTTGTGCAACGAACATAAGCGGCCATAAGGCAGTAACGGTTGATAATAGTGGAAAGGTTATCTATGCCGATAACTCTATTCCCTCACACGCAACTAAAGTTGTTGGAGTTACAATTACAGCGGGACTCGCTAATCAGGAGGTCACCATTGTTCCTAATGGAGAGATTATTGAACCTACGTTTAATTGGCTGCCAGATATTCCGGTCTTTTTAGGTCCTAATGGCTTACTCACGCAAACGGTACCAACGGCTGGATTTATCTTAATGCTGGGATTTCCAACCTCCCAAACTTCTATGGTGGTTGATATCAAAGCTCCAACTCTTACATAACATTTTAATCTGATACACCTTTTTTTGATAGAGGCTCTTATAAATGTCCGACAAATTTTTAGATCTCGTTAATGGTGTTCATACACTCAAGACTCCTCCAACTACTTCAACGGGTTCTGGGGATGCTGGAAAAATCCCTGCTCTTGATGCCAATGGAAAATGGGATGAGTCCTTTATGCCGTCCGGTATCGGTGCGGAAAACTTTATGGCTGTGTGCAGTGAAGGACTAACGGCAGGGGATATCGTAAACATCTGGAATGACTTGGGAGTAACCAAAATCCGTAAAGCTGATGCTGGTTCTAATAAGCCAGGGAGAGGATTTGTAAGGCAGACTTACTTAAGTGGCTCAACTGCAACCGTGCAGTTAGACGGTACGAACGATCAACTGTCCGGATTAACCCCAGGAGCTATCTATTTTCTTAGTGCCACAACTCCTGGTGGTGTAACGGTCACACCTCCCACAACATCAGGACAGCTTGTGCAGCCTGTTGTAGTTGCTCTTACTGCAACGACCGCTCGATGGATCACAGGAACACCGGTTACCATAGCATAAGGGAATAGAAGAAGTGACAGTAAGACGACCTATTGTTCTTTATAATGGATTGCCGGCTGAAATGCCAAGTGGCGATCAACTGCCAACGGATGTTATTCCTGGTGGGGGTGGAAGCTCTAGTTTTACGACTAGTGACGTTGATCTAAGCACAAGTCCCTGGAGTGCTGCAATCTCCGAAGAGTTTACTCCTTTCTTTGTTACGGCAACCTCAGATCCTGGAACAGGAAGCCCTCATTATACAAAGACTCTCTTAACCAGTGATTACCCAGTTAACTCAGATGTAGACGACTGGAATGCCTATTTAGTGATGGGAGGGTTCAATAACTCTGCAAGCTTGCTCACCCTGAACTTTAGGACTCAGCTTAATGGTACAAACTTCACAACGGGAAGCGGTGCCATGAATGTTACCGGAGGGAGGTGGTGGACTTTCCTGATGCCAGTTTCTAGTAACACTCAAACACAAGCAGGGGACACAGTTGGAGTAAGGTTATGGTGTTCAACCACAAACCAAATCGATGTTCGTGCAGCTTCCATTCTCCTCATACCCAGAACATTTCTTACAAACATCAATGGCTTTAAATGGTTTGGTGGTGGAGGGCAGGGAGTGCTTTCCTGTAACCTAAGCGGTTGGACGGATACTAATCTAAACTTCAACAACTTTGTGGGAGCAGTTGGAAACTACTCAGGAGCTAGTTTCAATAACACGCTTCCACTTTACACACCTGTTCCAAAAGGAGTAGCGCTTAGAATAATGCCTGGCAGTACTGCTTCCGCAAGTGTAGGTAACCTTACCGTTAAAACACTAGGCACCTTACCAACTTTCAAAGTACAGAAATCGATATTGCCATAATCGGTATTGCCATAGCTGCTATCAACTGATTTACCATAGAATGAGGGTCCGAAAAGAGTGAAAGTACGGATTGTTATAAAAGCTGGTGATTTTGAAACAGTTACTTTGAAGCTAATTGAGGTTTATTCTACACAGGTTATCCCACTTGCTGCAAAACGGGTTATCGATCAAATTAGAGAAAACACCGTTCATGGCTTAGACCCTGAAGGCCACCCGTACAAACCTTATTCGAAGTCCTATCAAAAGAGACGCAAAAAGTTAGGTCTTCCAACAACACCACGAACGCTCCGAAACACTGAGAAAATGCTAACCGGTCTTGACCTGTACGGTAACACCATTACGGTAAGAGACGAGGACCAAATAAAAGCAGAATACAATCACTTTGGTACGAAGAATATACCAGCAACTCCATTCCTTGACGTTGGTACAAAAACCTTAATAGAGATGGAGAAAGACTTAGCACAAATGGTTAACCGCATTAATTATTAAAATTAACTCCCTCTCCACAAGTATTAATGGCTGATATCCTTAATCATAGCTGATACACTTAATCATAGCTGATATCCAAAATGGCTGATATCCATAAACTAAACCTTCCTGAGTCCGGCCTGAACCTCAGTGTTGACGAAATAATCGAATGGCTGAAAGGTTTGGTTGATCTAAATAATACCCCTTTATTTGAGTCTGTTGAGCGTGGCCTTGCAATCGTTAATGAAGAAGGGATGCCTTCTGAAACGGATGTTCCGGCAGTTCGGGTGTGGCACGTCAACCGTGAATTTCCGCTCGATAATGAACAGGGCTCATTAGTTGATAACATTGGCCGCGTTGCTTTATATCTCTACTTCTATAGCTTTGAAGGCATAGACCTTCAAAGGCAACGGGATAATCTCGTAGACTACATATTAAAAAAGCTGCAAGAGCCAGAGGGTGGAGAAACAGATACTACAGGTATTCAACCAAAGAACTTCACCTGGGTAAGTGGTTCAACCTGTTACGTAGATCACGAAAGCCCGTTTAAGAATGTAAGCGAGACCTACCGAGTAGCCCATCCCTGGTATGTGACCCGAATCGATCTTCCCCTAATAGAAACCTATTAATCCTATTATCCTATGATTACAAGTGACCGCGTAATAACGATTGCGCGTGAATATGTTGGCTGTGTAGAAACCGGAAAGAACAAAGCTCCCTGGCTAAAAGACTTAATGGACTCTGGAAGGAATCCTACCAACTGGCAGGAAGGAGAACCTTACTGTATTGCAGCACTCCTTTCTATCTTTAACCTTGCGTGTTTGGCCGATAAGAAGAAGATTCCATTTCCGTTTAGTAAGAGTACTCAAACCTTTTATGAGAATGCAAGGAAAGCTCACTATGTGAGTGCCATGCCTTCAATTGGTGACATTGTGATTTTTCAGTTAGGGAACACTTGGCAGGGGCACGCAGGACTTGTAACCGATATCATTAAAACCGATAAGGGAATACCTTATGCCATTGCGACTATTGAATATAATACCTCTGGCCACACCTCAGGCGATCAACGAAATGGGGAAGGGTGCTATGCAAAGATTAGACACTTTAGAGACTTCGAACCAACCAGAGCAAGGAAACTATGGATAAAAGGATTTGTGAAAACCAGCATAATCTAAACCACCCAACTTTAAACCAGCAAACCCGAAATGAATTGGCTCCTCCGCTAACAGCTTTTAGTATTGAACAGGAGGCTCAGATTGCAAATGCCATCTTTAAGGCATTTGAAGAGCTTAAGGAAGCTGAGGTATTAATTCATAAGGAGTCCCAGAAGAAGTTCTTATGGATCACTCTCGACCAATGGAAATCCTATGGTGCCGTGCTTTCAGTAATTGCCATTTTGTTCGGTGCTTTTGCCTTTATTAGTGCTAAGCCTAGTCTCGATAATGTAAAGACTACTGTAGTTGAAACGCTCGATGAACGGAGGACCGAAAGGAATAAAGAAATAGAGAAGTTAATCGATCTCAAGGCAGAGCCTATCCGAACCGCCCTCCAAAACATTGAACATACCTTACAAGAAATTAAAGAAGAAATTAGAAAGTAGAAATCGAAAGTTAGAACGGATGTCCGTTCTCTTAAGTAACCCTTTTAATCAACATAGATAACCTAATATGAAAGAACTCTTGAAATCCCTGTTTACAAAGAACCTTGCAACGACCATTCCGGTAGTACTGACCTTTATTGCTCGTGCTCTAAAGACTGTTGGTATTATTGACATTCCAGAGAATGTCATTAATGCGATGGTTGAAGTTGCACTCTACTTTGTTGGACTATTCTCTGCTAGTACGGTTACTCATGCACTTTTGCAATATCGATCATCTAAGGTAAAAAACTAAGTAGGTAAAAAACTAAGTGTAACAGAATAATATCACAAACTCAGGGATACAAATTCCCTGGGTTTATACAGCTTGAGCCCCACCTAACTCCTATTATATAGCTCCTACTGCGTAACTTCTATTACAGAGCCTCTATTACGGAGCCTCTATTACATAGCTCAAGCCTAAACCCTTACTCCCTTAAATTCTAGTAACTCTTAATCAATGGCAACAAATTTTGCTGGCGACAAGTCTTCCAATCGCCGCATCCCGCGTAACGCAAAAATCCTAGTAGCAACACAAGGTTTCCCGTTTACTGATGTAGCTGATGCAGGTGTATTAGGGCTCCGTGAAGCTACTACGCTTGATTTTAAAACAATAACCATTACTGACCGCAACAATAGGAAGTTTACCAACTACCGTTCGGCTCAGTTTAAAGCAGGATTGCTCCAAACAGACGTAGCATCCCTTAAAAATCTCTACTTACTCTCAAAGGAATTCCACCAGCTACAGGTAGTAACCAAAGACGGCGATCACTTTCCTTTTATCGATAACGCGGCGGGACAAGACACACCGGACGGTTCGGCCCTGATGGGTATGAGGTTTAAGTTTTCGATGGACCAAAAGTCCCGAAAGGTGGATGCCGACTGGTATACCACCATGTCCAAAGCGGAATATGCCTGGATCTTGGCTAACATTGCTACACTTAACCCAGGTACTACCATTGTTGATGCAGAGTCCTTAGGGCTTAGTGCTGCTAACCTTGTGTATGATGTTACAAAGCGTGGTCTTTCTAACTTCTCTAAGGTGAAGGTAAATAACAACCACGTTGGAATATTCAAAGACCCGAAGATCGAACTTGACTTTACAGGTGCAAGTGTCGATAACCGTGACCGCTATTTGAATGAGGTCTGTAATATTAAAGCAGAAGTTACCTTAAAACAGACGAGCGTAACGGAGCTTAAAGCGGCAAGTGAAAATGGGGATATTGATGTGCCGATTCAGTATGAGACCTTTGCAGGGGAGACGTTCCTGTTTGATCCTGGAGTGCTTAGCCTGGTTGACGAGGTAAGTATTGGTGACAAGGAGAACATGATTAAGCTTCTCTTTGAAGGCTCCGTAATGTATAACTCCGACGAAACAACTCCCGATTCTATTGTCTTTGGTGGTGCCGATCCTAAGAAGATCCAATTCAAAATGGATGCGTTCGCATAATCCGTTCTTAATAGTAAAGTTAATTTTATTTCTCCCAACTATCAATAATTATTAATCGATGAAGGTCTTAAAACCACTCTCTGGTATTTCTAAACCTAACTCAAGAGTGTTTGTAATGAAAAAACACAAATACGAAATCCAACCGGTCAACTTCTTTATGCAAGCCCGCTTGCAACAGGCGGGTATTGATCTCTATAAAAAGCATAATCCAAAAGCGAAGGAGATGAATGAAGCGAAGTTCGGTAAATGGATTAAAGAAAATCAGAATCATCCTGACATGATTAAGTTCATGCTAGACCTTGTGTTCATTCCAGTAGGTAGCAGTCCTAAAATGTCAGACCTGTTGGAAGAGTACATGCCAACGGACCAAGAAAGCGCAAAGCTAGTCCACGAACTCCATTTTTTCGTTTCGAAGTTGCCAGGCAAAGAAAAGAGGCGCACAAAATAAGCAGTGCTTTTAGTGAACTGGCAACAGATAGACAGGAGGGACCTAACATTATGGATTATGTCCCTTTAGAATACCAAAGTGAGGTTACCCTTTTCCTTGCTTCGGGCTCCGTGATTAGTGAATACTTACTCGCTGGTAGTCTCCCTTATCCTGATGTCGTTAAACACTTATGCTTTATTGGTGCTCGCAGTAGTGCGGAGTATGCTTATTACCAAGCCAAGGAAAAGGAAAGACCAAATGCTTAAAGCCTAACATATAACTTATAAGTTAGCACTTAAAGAATACTAGAAACCGCACCAACGATACCTCTCTTCGTGGTGCGGTTTTTTTTTCAATTAATCCCTCCTTATAACTCATGTCCTCCAAAGCCCAAGTAGGAATCGAATTCCTATTAGATGAAGCAAGCTTTAAAACTACCCTTCAGCAGCTTACTCAGTTTACGATCACCTCTCTTGGTGGTGTGCAAGCTGAGATTAGTGCTCATGGTAACAAGACGGTTGCTACCGTTGCTCAATCGGTTAGCAAAGCCACTCAAGAGGTCTCCCAGGCTCTTCACTCCCAAGTAGCTGCCTCCGCATCTGCAAATGAAGCGATAGCCAAAGCAGAAGCAAAGATGAATGATGTCCGGACCAAATACAATAAGGATTCGGGCAAACAAATAATCGATGACATGAAGAAGTTGCAGGACGAGAAAGCAACGATTCTTCATGCCTCAACTCTCACGGTTGAAAAAGAAGCCAAAGCCGAATTAGCCGCTCGAAAGAAGGAGATTGACGACGAGCTGCGGCTGATGAAACAAGTAGCTCTTGAGAAAAAAGACGTACAGGAAGGCGGTGCCGGTGCAAAGGCTGGTATTCTCGGAACAGGCCGTCAAATAATCGGTGGTGCTGCTAGTGGTATCGGAGGTGCCGCAGGATCGCTCCTCGCAGGTGGAGCTGTGGCTGGTCTCGCAATGGAGGGCTTCAACAAGCTCCATGAGTACGCGGCCATTGCAGACGATGCAAGCGATAATATGTCCATTGCCTTTCAAAAGGCTGGACTGAGTGGAAAAGCTCTTGAAGATGCGATAGACGATGCTGGAAAGTCCGCCACCAAAATGGCGGATGACTTCGCAATGCCAAAGCATGAAGTCATGGCCCTCCAAGCCACTATTGCGGGCTATGGTAACATCACTGGTGAAAACCTAACCAAGCTCACTGAGATCTCTATCGGCTCTGCCAATGCGATGGGCATGAATGCCGAGTCCGTTGCAAAGCTTATCGCTAAAGGTGCAGACCCTGAACAAGAAGCACAGCTTAAGAAGCTTGGTATCGAGTTCGGCAAGACGACGGACGCAAGTGAACGTATGCGTATCATTCAGGAGAAGCTTGGACCAGCTATTCAGGCTACGAAAGATAGTACGCAGGACTCCATGGGCGCGTTCGATAGGATGAAGAACAAACTCATGGACACCGCTACTGCTTTTGCAGATAAGGCGTTCAGTGCTCTTCAACCGATCTTCGAGGCATTAATGACCGTTATCGATGCCTTGATGCCCGTTGTTGACGGTCTCATACCCATTGTTGTTACTCTTGCAGGTGTCTTTGGCGACACGGCAAAAGAACTAGCTTTGGCTCTTGTCCCACTCCTTAAAGAGCTTACACCAATCATTGTATTTCTAGCGAATGTAATATCAACCGTTCTCAAGTTCGCTCTTGGTTTGGCGGTGGACGGTGTAAAACTTCTCATTCAGGCGATAACACAAGTTGTAAAGTGGATCAAGGATGCGGCTGAGGCTATTTATAACTTTACTAAAGGTATTGTTGAATTCTTTTCTTCCAGTGGTGGCGATAAGAAAGTAAAACAAAAGGTAGAAGTTGAACAACAGGTAACGGTTCAACCGGAGTCCCAGCAACAGATAGAAGAGAAGCACGACAAGGCTCAAGAGTTTGCAGAAAAAGCGGCGGCTAAAAATGCTGCAAAATCTGAGAAGATCCAAGAGAGTGCAGAGAAGAAAGCTGAACGCTTACGTAAGGAGGCATTCGATAAGGAGAAGAAAGAACGCGAAGAGTTCTATAAGGAAAAACAAATTGAATTAGACCTTCAGCTTGCAAAAGGTGAGGTAAGTGAAGAGTATGTGAAACGGCATACTCTTGAAAACACTATTGCTCTTAACGATGAACTGGCTGAAATCGCCCGTACTCATGGTGAACAGGATATTCAGTTTAGGTTAAACAGCGCAAAAGCTCAGGCCGATCACAGAAAGTTTGATGCGGATAGGGAGCTAGAAGCAACTGCAAAGAAATACGATGACCAGGCCGAGGCATTAAAGTTATCTCTTGACAAAGAAGAGATTACTCAGGAACAGTATGCAATTAAGGAAAAAGAGCTAGCTGTAAAGCGTGCCGCCGAGCGTATAGCAATCCTTAAGAAATATGCAGTTGATTCAAACACGGCTGGCAAGGACCTCGAAAAGGCCCAAAAGGATAAGGCGAACGAAGAAGAAAAGCAAGAGCGCGACCATCAAAAAGAATTAAAGAAGATTGCAGATGAAGCACGCGAAAAGGAAATTAGTGTAATTGAAGATTCCCACACCCGTGAGATAGCGCTTGAAGAGTGGAAGTATAATCAGGAGTTAGAACAGCTTCGTAAATCGACCGATAATAAGTTAGTTCTTAAAGCAAAAGAAGCTCAGTTACTAGAACGTCATAATGAGAAAGTAAAAGAGATTGATGCTAAAGCTCAGAAAGAGCAGGAAGAGAGAGTAAAAGGGTACTATGCCAGGGTAGTTGATTTCTTTAGTGAGGGTGCCGATCAAAAGCGTAAAAAGGCGAAGGAGTTTGCAGCTCAAGAGCTATTAGGACTTGAGGCTAATTTCTTTGAGCAGGAAGGTATCGTTAAGAAGTTCTTACTGAATCAGCTAGTTAGTTACATCTCAAGCAAGTGGGCAGAGGTAGCAGTAGTTCAATCGACCGAAGCTGCAAAGACAGGAGCTACACAAGGTGGTATTCTGCAAAGAATACCAATGCTTGCTCAGGAAATCGGAACGAACGTTGCCAGTGCGGCGAGTGCCGCTTATGGTGCGGTTGCAAGTGCCATTAAGTGGATCACAACCATTATCCCGTTTCCGTTCTCCCTTGCCCTTATCCCTGCTGCAATTGCCGGAATCTACGGTCTCTACACCGGAGCCCGAAAGCTGTTCAAGTTTGGAGAAGGTGGTATCGTTCAGCGTGCCCAGCGGTTCTCTTTTGGTCCAAATAACGAGTTCGAAGGGGAACGAGGTGAGGCAGGAGATGAAGCCATTATCCCACTCCATAAACTCCCAGGTATTATGCAGTCACTGAACTTGCTCCCAAGTGCAGCCGCTTCTAGTTTACCAATCGTTCAGGAGTTACGGGACCTTCACGACACAATGAAAAAACAACCGGCTCCGATCGTCCTCGATCAATATGCTAATAAGATAAGCCAAGACCAAGCTCTTAGTGTCGTTAACTCGCGCCGTTTATAATCTACGCTTTCAATTCATTATTCCTCCGTTAATCTAAAGAAGAATTTTTCATGCAGTTTACTCAATATATCCTGAACTCCCTAAAGGCTCCAGATGGAGCAATTGAAGTTCGTATCAACAGAAATAATACAAACTTTGACGTTCCAGACGGTGAAAGCTTAAAGCTCTTCTCACGGTACCGCGTGTTTCAGTCGATGGGTGCTATTAAGAAGAGTGTGAACGATGAAGAGGGATTTATTACGTGTGACCAGGTCCAAATTAGTTTACAAGACATTTGGACTTTTGCTGGTAAATACAATACTGGTAACTCTTCACTTGAAGCATGGGACGTACCTTACACAGAAAACAGTCCGGATGGTGGTAGTTTCCTCAATCACGTCTTTTATGATGAAACGGCTCTTTATACAGTTTTTATTTCAGCAAAGAAACCGGACGGAACAAGCGAAGTAATATTTGCCGGTGACGTTAATCCTTTAAGCATACCGAAAGAAGACCAGTTCTTAGATAATCCCGATACTTTGAATGAGAAACAGTTGCAGAGTGTGCAGCTTACAATCAATAATATTTCGGAGCGTCTTAAGAAGTTTACACTCAATGAGTTTTTAAACGGTACTAGTAGCAGCTATGGTACAGCTTTAGGCTATACCGTTCCTGCAATTACTGAAACAGAAGCCGGTGACAGTAACGGTAATATGGCTGGACTCATACCAAACGACGACGGTTCCGTATTAACTGTAGCAGACGCACTAGCTCAAATCCCGTTCTGGGATGAATTCCTAGGGTATGGTGACGAGTATTTTGATGTTGCCTACTCCGGTCGTTATACCGACTTGTCCTCCTTTACTTTCCCTCGTGGCCACTGGTGTATAAGCTTTGGCCAGATCCTTACTCGCATTGCAAAGGTCTGTAATTTCTCTTTTGATCCGAGCAGTGATATTACCGGCGCTCTTCTCTATTGGAAACCTGTGTATCATGACAACGGATACACCAATAGTACCAATGTACCAGGTGCAAAAGATATAAAGGTATCTTATAATTTTACCTTTGGTATCGCTCCCTGGGATGGATCTACAATAAGTTCACCA